GCTTTGATGTTAACAATGGTCGTATCAACGGGCAGTCGTTCACTAAAAAACAGAATGAACTGGACTTTGATAACTTTGTGGCCCGTAATCTGCTTTCATCGCGGATGAATGTTGCGGAATTCAATGATGCAATGTTCCATCTCTATGTGATGGCATGCAACGGAAATCTTCACTGTGATAGCATGACTTCCACGCCTCTGAATGAGTGTATTGGTGTGGCCGACTTGATCATCAATCGGTTCAAGGCTAAGTCTCGGGTTCAGATTGTTAACACAATCTTCCTGACTGACGGCGACTCTGATCCGATTAGTCATATTCACGGGCTTCCTTCGTCTTGGAAAACGCGCAAGTATATTCTTCAAGATGAAATTACCAAGAAGTCCTATGATATTCGGTCTGAGAGCACACATTCATATCATCATCGGGATCCTTATTCTGATAGGGCTATGACTGATTTGCTTCTCCGTGTTCTCAAGGATCGGACTGGCTGTAATCTGATTGGCTTCTACATCACTTCTTATGGCTTCTCTCAGGCTTACGGCCGTGTCAACGGGCAGTCTGGCGAAGCTTACAAGAAAGCCACAGCCGATTGGAAAAACAATGGGTTCTTTGGTGCAACAACCTCCGGCTATGATGAATACTACATCATCAACCCCAGGTCGTTTGATGTTTCTTCTGGTAAGCTTGCTATTAGTTCCGATATGTCTAAGAAAAAGATTACATCGGAATTCATCAAGTTTTCGGAAAAGAAGGCTGTGTCCCGCGTTCTACTCTCTCGGTTTGTCAAGCGAATTGCCGCTTGACAACCACCTCTTCCTAGACTATAATATATACATAATCCAAAACACACACACAAGGAAAGTTTCTAATGGCTAAGTCCGTTGATAAGAGTGCCTTCTTCGCCGCTGTCAAGGCTGAGTATGGTGATATCAAGACCATCTCTCGTCAGCAGTTGGTTCATCTCTATGAGAACTGTGATGTTTCCTATCCGACGTGGCTTGTCAAGGACGACTCGCGCCGTGTTGGTCGCGGTATCTACTCTCTTGATGATTCTGGCGCTACCGTTCAGACGGTAGCTAAGGTTGCTAAGGTCGTGAAGCGGGCTAAGAATGTTATCGCCGCTTCCGAGATTGCTTCGGAAGTTCCCGTTGCACCGAACACGGCCATCTCAGTGGCCAATCAAGAGGATTTGAATATGGCTGCTCTTCACACTTCCGAAGCTATCACTCTGGTGCCGTCTAAGGCTAAAGGCTACGTGCCGTTTGGTCACTTCTCTGACGTTCGGATGATCATCAAGTCTGGTAAGTTCTATCCGACTTATGTGACTGGTCTCTCTGGCAACGGTAAGACCATGATGATTGAACAGATTTGCGCTCAGGAAAACCGTGAACTGGTTCGGGCTAACATCACCAAAGAAACGGATGAAGATGATCTGATCGGTGGCTTCCGTCTCATTGACGGTAAGACTGTCTGGCAGAACGGTCCTGTTATCGTGGCCATGGAACGTGGTGCTATTCTGCTTCTGGACGAAGTTGACCTTGGTGATGCCAAGCTTATGTGTCTCCAGCCTGTCCTTGAAGGCAAGCCGATCTATCTTAAGAAGATCAATCGTGTTATCACGCCTGCGGCTGGCTTCAACATTCTGGCTACGGCTAATACCAAGGGTAAGGGTTCTGACGATGGTCGCTTCATCGGCACCAACGTTATGAACGAAGCGTTCCTTGAGCGTTTCAGCATTACCTTTGAACAGGAATATCCTTCTGTTAAGATTGAAGCTAAGATCCTTAACAATGTGCTTCAGGCCTCTGGCATTGATGACAAGGACTTTGCTGAGAAGCTGGTCAACTGGGCTGACATGATCCGTAAGGCGTTCTATGATGGTGCGGTTTCCGATATCATCTCTACTCGTCGTCTGGTTCACATTTGCGAAGCCTTTGCGATCTTCGGTCGTGACCGTGAGAAAGCAGTCAAGCTTTGTCTGAACCGCTTTGATGTTGATACCAAGAACGGCTTTATGGATCTCTACATGAAGCTGGACGAGACTGTCAATCCGAAGCCTGCTGAGGTTGCGGCCGAAGCTAAGATTGATGACCCTGAAATTGCTTTCTAAGTAAAAAGAATACGGCTGGAGAACTGAGCCATTTCCAGCCGTTTAATCATATCGGCTCATAATTTTAATATGGAGTATTTGAATGTCTCATATGTCTAAGATTGCGAAAGTTCTTCGTGCCAATAACAAGGGTGCTGGTATCACAGTTGCTCAGATTACCCGATTGACTGGCGTGCCGAAGTCTAGCGTTAGCAAGCGTGTGTACGACCTACGCACTATGGAAGGCCATACCATCTACAGCAATTACCGTATTGTCAACGGTAAGCGCAAGATGTATTATCGTTTTGCTGCCTAATTAACAAGACCAAGCGGGAGGGATGCTATATACTAGTGTCCTTTCCCCTTTTTTTATTATGGAGTATCTAGATGGAATTATCAATCAAAATTGAAGACCTAAGAAAAGCAAAGTTGTTTGTTGCAACACCAATGTATGGTGGTGTAAATCATGGCTTGTATATGAAGGCTTGTCTTGATCTTCAAGCTCTTTCTATACAGTATGGTATTGAATGTAAGTTTTCATTCCTATTCAACGAATCCCTCATCACTCGCGCACGTAACTATCTCGTAGATGAGTTTCTCCGTTCCGGTTACACACATCTTCTTTTTATCGATTCCGACATTCACTATGAGCCGCAAGATATTCTAGCTATGCTTGCCCTTGATAAGGATGTCATTGGTGCTCCTTATCCAAAGAAGACAATCAACTGGCGTAATATCTCTACAGCCATGATTAAGAATCCTACTATTAGTCCTGCTGAATTGGATGGACTTGTAGGTGACTATGTGTTTAATCCTGTTCCTGGAACAAAGTCATTCAACGTTCGTGAACCGCTCGAGGTTCTAGAAATTGGAACTGGCTTCATGATGGTTAAGCGTGAAGTGTTTGAGAAGTTTAAGGAAGTTTATCCAAAGCAGAACTATCGTCCCGATCATATTGGTCAGGCCAACTTTGATGGTTCTCGTTACATTCATGCATACTTTGACACTGTTATCGATAATGGATATACATATGATGATTTGTATTCCCTTATGTTGAGAGCATCAAACGGTGAAGATGTTTCTGCTGACGCAAAGAAGTTTATTGAAATGGAAAAGACTGCATCTCATCGCTACCTTTCCGAAGACTACATGTTCTGTCAGTATTGGAGAAAGATGGGTGGTGAAGTGTGGTTGTGTCCTTGGATGAAGACTCAACACATTGGTACTTTTGCTTTCTCTGGTAACATGCAAGCAATCGCTAATCATACAGGAAATCTCTAATGATTATTGGTATTGTGGGATTTATCGGTTCAGGTAAAGGAACTGCTTCTGACATTCTTGTTAATAAGCATGGCTTTACCAAGCTTTCATTTGCTGATACTGTAAAAGACGCAACTGCTGCCATCTTCGGATGGCAGCGACCTCTTCTTGAGGGCGATACTGACGAAAGCCGAGCATGGCGTGAAGCTAAGGACGAATGGTGGTCAGAGAGGTTTGGCTATGACTTCTCACCTCGTCTTGCTCTACAGATGATGGGCACTGAAGCTGGTCGTGATGTATTTCATCCAGACATTTGGATTCATTCACTTGAGCGTAAGATGGAAATGTATCCGAACGTGGTCATTGCTGACGTTCGTTTTCCTAACGAGATTGATTTCATTCAATCAAAGGGTGGCTTTGTTGTTCGTGTGAAGCGCGGTCTAGACCCTGAGTGGTATGATACTGCAATTCGTGCTAATGACCGTAAACAAGATTATTCAACAGCAACGATGGCACAGGATGAAATGGAAGAAAAATATAGAATCCACTACTCTGAATGGGCATGGATTGGTTCTATCATGGACTATCATCTGGTAAATGAAGGCGCACTTAGCATGTTGGAAGCTGATATCACTCACATGCTAAAAGTCTTTACAGGACCAAAAAACTCTGCTACAATAGCTGCCTAAACTAAAATAACTTGGAGATTATATTATGAAGCTTAGTGACAACACCCTGAGTGTTCTGAAGAACTTTTCCTCAATCAATTCTGGAATTGTTCTTCAGAAGGGTAACATTCAAAAGACTATCTCACCTGAGAAGTCCATTCTTGTAGAAGTGGAACTTGAAGACTCATTGCCAGAACAGTTCGGCATCTATGATCTGAACCAGTTTCTTGGCAATATCAGCACATTGAATAGTCCAGAGCTTACGTTCTCGGACAGTGCTGTGATCATGAATGATGGTGAGATCAAGTTCAATTACTATTCTTGTTCAATCAATCTGATTGTGTCTCCGCCTGACAAGGAACTCAAGCTGAAGCAGACTGATGTTAGCTTCAGGCTCACAAATGTCGTTCTAACAAAGCTCCTTCGTCTTGCTGCGATGAACAATCTGACGCACCTTTCTGTTGTCGGTAAAGATGGTGAGATTCGTTTGCAGACACATGAAAAGGCTAACGACACTTCCAATCATGCGTCATTCAAGTTGAACGATTATTCTGGTGAAGACTTCACTGCATCGTTCAAGGTTGACAACATCAAGCTGATTCCTGGTGACTATGATGTTGAAATTCAACTTGGCGCATTTGCCAAGTTTACAGCAATCAGCGGCATTTTCAAGGACAAGATCAAGTATTTCATCGCATTGGAAAGCAAGTAATATGAGCATGATCGGGCATAATCAAAACTATGTTAGCATCAATTCTCTTTCTGATTCTCAGAAGAAGGAACTTAAGGAAGCTATTGTTCAGTTGAATGATAGTCTCACGCGCGTGGCTTCTGAGCGTGACTATCAGAAAGATTCTATCAATACAATTTCAGACAAGACTGGCGTTGATAAGAAGATCATTCGTCGTATGGCTAAGGTTTACTTCCGTGCAAACTATTCTCAGGAACAGGAAGAGAACCGTAGCTTTGAAGAATTCTATGATGGTGTTATGAAGTAAAATGATCAATGTGTTCGGCGAATACACTTTTGATGCCAAATACTATGCCAAGAAGCTTGTAGCATTGGGTAGCAATACAAAGTTCCACAAACTGGAATTGCTACCCGACTACATTGATAATAGACTAGCTGTAAAATTTTGGGATGAAGAAAATCTTGTTCCGCTTTCATCTCAAGTTGGCTATTATGTTATCTATGAGAAGATGCCATTAATTCAGATTGAAACTCCTGTGTATGCTGGCTACACTAAAGACAGCATTTCCAAAAGAGTTTGGCGATTTGGTATTGAAGTTTGCAACATAGAACCACTAATCAAAACATCAGGCACACATCCTGGTGGTAGAAAGTACAGAAAGTTAGGAGGCACTAGAGATAATCTCTACATCAGGTTTATCTTGAAGAAAGATATTCCTTTTGACATACCTGAAAGTGAGATTGAAACTCTGGATGAATACATTGCAAGTCTTCTCAAAACAACGTGTAACACGAAAAAAAAAGTTTGATGGCAAAAAAAGATAAGAAAGCCACTCTTCAACGTATGGAAGAACTCATGATGCCTATTGACAGGCAAATCATGATGTGTGATAATGTTGAAGATGTACTAATGTTAGCTTCAAATATGCTGGTAACTGCCAAGAGTATCTATGTACAAAACCTTGGCGGCGCTGGCACTAAAGAACTCATTCAAAAAATGGTAGATGAAATTGATGACCGAATCCTTCCTATGGGTAGAAAAATACCGCCCTTCAACGATCAATGATTGTATTCTTCCTGATCGTCTGAAGAAGCCATTTCAAGAGTATGTAAACAACAAAGAGATTCCAAATCTCATGCTGACTGGTACAGCAGGTGTCGGTAAGACAACTGTTGCAAAGGCTATGTGTGATGAGATTGGTATCAACCATCTATACATCAATGCTTCTGAAAATCGTGGTATTGATGTACTGAGAACTACCATTCGCAACTATGCTTCAACTGTGTCTTTGACTGGCGGCAAGAAGGTCATCATCCTAGATGAGGCCGATTACATGACTCCAGATGCACAAGCAGCAATGCGCGGTGCTATTGAAGAGTTTGCTGCGAATTGCACATTCATCTTTACTTGTAACTTCAAGTCCAAGCTGATTGAAGCTATTCATTCTAGATGTTCTGTTATTGACTTCGCTCTTCGGAATGATGAGAAGAAGGAAATGGCAGCACAGTTGTTCAAGCGTCTACAGTTCATTCTTATACAGGAAAAAATTACATATGATAAAGCGGTTCTTGCGAAGATTGTCGAAAAGTTTTTTCCTGATTACCGTCGTACTCTTAATGAGCTACAGCGTTATGGCG